ATTAAGAAGAGCAAGTGACGCTAGATTTGAAGGTCCATATATACATGGTACAGATGAAAAGTCTCTTCAAACAATAAACGATAGCGGTTTTTTTGGTAGTAATACGGCTCCTGTTAGCGAAAGCTACGTTTACGATAAACATGGTACTTTATATCCTTTTATGGTCAAGATGCCAGAAAATGTTGTTCACATAGATAATCATGGAAGAAGTTTTAACCGAATTAATCCATTTGAGTTGGACAAAAACACTGGATTAACTTTAGATGAAGTCATGTCACCAGATCAAAAAGGTGGTTTATTAAACAGAATACTTAATGATTATGGTGCATCTTCTACGCTTGAGGTTCCCCCAAAACAAATGTCTCACATGACAAAAAAAGCTATGGATGAGCAAGAAATAATTGATACTATGTACGATAACTATACAGACTATCCTGAAGGTGCGCCTTTTAAAAATGTAGGTTTACCTACTGAAACGGAAGCAATAGTAGAAATGATGCCAGCGTCAGGAAGAAATGTCGTTAAAATAGATAATATTGTAGATTTAGGTGGTGGTGGTGTAAAATTACCAACTACTGAATTTAAAAAACGTCAGGCACAACGAAGAAGGCCAGCTAATAATGTAATAGTGACAGATGGAACAAGAGTGCGATCACCGTTTGCTAGATTTGATCCTGAGTTTAAACATCTTAGAAACATATCTGCTTCAGTGGTTCCAGCTAGTGTAGGTATGGCCCAATTACTACAGAAACCTGATGTAACAAAAGAAGAGATAGAAGAATATTTATCTGGGGCTGGTTTATAATGTCTAACTTTCTTGATTTTCTTATAGGTCAAAAACGAAGAGATCCGCTTACTAATTATGGTTATAGACACGCAGCAGAAGGTTTGCAAGAATTAACCGATATTATGCAACCACCTAAAGTTGATAGAAGTACATTAAATGCCGATGCTTTAAGACAGGATTATCTTTATCTTAGTCCTCTTGGCGGTCTTTTAAGGGCATTGCAAGGATTTGGGCCAGCGTTTACGGCTGGAACTGGCACAGGAGTTGGTGCAGTGCAATCTACATTAGAAGGTCTGGGAATGGGCGAAAATAGCTCTGACAGGCTAGGTAGAGATTTAATGGCAATTACTAACGAAGTTCCTTTTGAGGCAATTACTGCACAAATGGCAGGCTTGCTAGGCCACATTGCAGATTATGCTTCAGGAGTTAAAAAATCTAGGCCATATCTTTTAGGCGAGAAGTTAGAAACTAATCCTGATGTAAACATGGTTGGTAAGGCTGGTAAGCCAGCAGCAGTTAAAATTGATGGAGAGCGATATTCTTCCAGAGAAATAGCTGAAATTAAGAAGGCTGAAGAAAACTACCTTAAAGAAGCAGGAATAGATGTTCCTGATTATCTTCGTTATCCAGATCAAGACGAAAAACGAGCAAAGTTAATTGCCGCTGCATATGAAAGAATGAAGAATAATCCTGATGATCCTGAAGTTAAAAAAGCATATGATGCTCTAATAGAAGAAACAATGGCGCAATATGATGCGTTGAAAGAAACAGGAATAAACTTTACTTTTCTAAAGCCAAATATGCCTGATCCATATGCTGCTTCCCCAGCACTAGGATATAAAGATGTTGTGGAAAATAAAAACCTAACAGTATTTCCGACAGATTTTGGATACGGCAGTGACGCTGCATTTGATGCTTCAAAAAATCCAATGCTTACAAAAGTAGGCAGAGTTGGAGATAAAGAAGATGCAGTAGCCAACGATGCTTTTAGAGTTGTCCACGATACTTTTGGTCATTTAGGATCTGGCAACCCACAATTTAGAAGTGCTGGCGAAGAAAGAGCTTTTCTACAGCATATGAGAATGTATACACCAGAAGCTAGAAGGGCAATGGCGGCAGAAACAAGAGGGCAGAATAGTTTAGTAAACTTTGGGCCATTTGCAAATCAAAACAGGGCAGCTTCAGGAGCAGATACAATTTACGCAGATCAAAAAGTAGGAATAATGCCAGATTGGGCAGTAGATCCAGACGGTATGCCAGATGGCCTAGAGCTAAAAGAGTTAGAAGAAATTATTAAAAATTGGAATAACTAATGGCTATAAGAGCTAGAGGCGCAGGGGCAGTAGGAAATCTTATTCAAGGTTTGCTTGATTTGTTTCATTATTCCGATAAACCTTTAGAAGTAATTGATCCGCTTAAACATTTAACTAACAAAAACATTATAGGTAAAGAAAGAGATTTAAGTTACGGAACACGATTAACAAAAATGGGTGAAGAACCAGAAGTTGTATTAGAAGAATATCCAGCGCAAAGTTATTATGGTAATGAAAACTATAATCCAGAAATAGGATTAGGTGATTATATACATCACACAAAACAACCAGCCGAAGGTTTTTATGATATAAATGCAGATATAGATAGGTTTTTTCCAATAGCGTTAGAGGAAGTAAAAGACTTAGCTGCAAAGTACAAAAAAGAATTTACTCCTATGGAAATAAACAAATTAGCAACCAATAGAGCCATGAAATATGCAAAAGAATTTGGTTTTTTAGGATTAAGCAATAGAAAATACCGTCCAAACGTGTATACTCAGTTTCAAAAAGTAATACCAATGGATGTGAGCAGTCGAGAAGGTTCGGTAGGTGATTTGATCGAATATTTGAAAAAGGTAGCAGGCGAATGACGGAATATGAAATGGATGTAGACGATATTGGTTTAGGTTTTATGTCTGGTTACGAAAAATATGATGTTAAGGTTATTAAAGAATATAAAACTGACACAATGCAAAAGTTTTATCGTGTAAAAGTAAAGGATTATTCAGATGCCTCTGACAACTTATGACGAGTTAAAAGTAAGCATTGCTGATTTTCTTAATCGTAGTGATTTAACTAACGCAATACCTGACTTTATAAGTTTAGCTGAAAAAAGATTAAATAGAGATATACGTCATTGGCGTATGGAAAACAGGGCAACAGCTTCAGCAAGTGGAAGATTTAGTGTATTGCCTACAGATTATGTAGAAGCAATACGTTTGCATTTAGAAGTAGATAATAGGCCCATAGAATTAGTCAGTTACCATGAAATGCAAAGTTTGCGTGAAAATAATGATGATACAGGCGGCAAACCAACATCGTATTCTATAACTCAGGGCGAAATTGAGCTTTTCCCAACCCCAGACGCAACATATAATATAGAATTTTACTATTATGCTTCGCCACCATCTTTAAGCGCAAGTCAAGCAACAAATGTTATTTTAACAAATTTTCCTGATGCTTATTTATATGGCTCACTTATCCATGCCGCACCGTATTTGCAAGAAGATGCAAGAATGAACTCATGGGCAGCATTGTATCAAAGTGCAGTTGATGCTATAAACACAGATAGTGACAAAGCTAAAACTGGCTCTGGTGGGCGCAGAATAAAGATTAGGAGCTACTAATGGCGACTATTGTTAAACGTGCAGTCAAAGGCGCTCCGCTTACGCATGATGAAGTTGACGCTAACTTTGAGAACTTAAACACTGATTTAACAGGAAAAATTGGCGCTACTGGCGGTACAATAAACGATGATGCTATTGTTAACTTTGGTAATAGCACAGACTTACAAATTTATCACAACACAACTGGCAACGATGGTTACATTAAAAATAACACTGGTGAGTTGTATATTCGAGGCGACAATATTACTCTTGGTGCGGTAGACGCGACAAGCCCAACATTTATTACAATGGATGAAAATGGCGCTGTTGAATTATTTTTTAACAATAGTAAAAAGTTAGAAACAACGACAGATGGTGTTACGGTAAACGGTGCATTAACGGTTACTGGTGGGTTTACTACAGCAAGTCTTACTGTTTCTGGTGCGCTGAGTGCTGACAGTTTAACAGCTACAAATGCGCTTACATCTGGTTCGGTTGTAACAGGATTAATTACAGCTAGTGGGGCGGTGACAAGTGCAGGGCTTACGTCAACTGGCGATGTAACTGTAACAGGTAATGTAACAGCAAGTGGAGATATGTCTGCAAGCGGTGTTACGGCAACATCTGTTACCTCAACAGGAAATATCAGTGGTTCGTCTATTGCGGCTACCACAGTGACAACAACAGGCGATATTACGTCTGGAAGTAATGTTATTGCTACTGGAAGTATTACTTCTGATAGCATAGCAGCAAATGGTTCCATCGATGGTGGGGCTATCAGTTCAACAGGTGCGATAACGTCAGGTGGCGGTATTAATTCTGTTGGCGATGTAACTGTAACTGGAGCGTTAAACGTGACAGATGCAGAGCAAACTAGAGCCAATCTTGATGTCGATCAAGCAGGCATAAGCTTGGCTTTCAGTATAGCCTTGGGTTGATTAGAAAAGGAGAAAATCATGGCTGACGCAGCGAAAGCTACAATGGAAGTTACAGTCCTTCCAGATGAGATTGCAAAAACATTCTCAGCGACAACGACTGTCACACCCGAAGATGTAAACGATAAATGGTATTACAAGCTTTCTTCGGTAAATAACACAAGTTCAGACCTTATTGCAGGGTCTTTTGTGGACTACACCGCAGTAGATAGTTCAACGGTTCCGACAGCCGTTGCAGGCACAGATAAAATTAAGTTTCTATATATCAAGAATGTAGATGGAAACAGTGGCTCTATTTATGTTTGTTTTGATGGCGGTACAGCAACGGCAACTTTAGGTGATGCTATTGTAATAGGACCAAACGAAAGTTTTGCGGCACGTTTGCCAAATTGTACGGTGGCAGAAGTTCACGCTATTTCGTCAGCATCTACAGTTGAGTGTGTTGTTTGCGCTTTGCTTGACGATGTATAAGTAAGAGGTAAGCACATATGGCTAATACGTTTAAAAACTACACAGCGGCTTCGGTCGGTCAGTCTGAAGAAACTGTATATCAAGTTCCGCAAGGTACAACGGCAGTGGTTATTGGATGTAATTT